ATGAAAAATGAAAATCACTTAATCTCGAATATAAAAGATAATAACCAACCATACTGGCCTACACTAAAGCTTATATTGAGTTCATTAATTGTTTTTAATTTTTATTTAAATTTAGTTGATAAGAACAAATATGCGTTGCTTATTAATACTTTTGAATTAACATTAATCCCTATGTTTGTATTTATAGTTGCATTTATAACAAAAAATACAACATGGAAAGGGTTACAATCTCATCTTCTTCCTGCTGTTATCATTTATTTTACGTTCCAAACAATCGATATGCTCCCACTTTATTTCACCGGTGAGTTAACTTTAAGAACCTATTTACTTTCTCCTCAGTACGGAGTTTGGTTTTTCTTAGCAACGCCTATCTGGCAAGCTATTTTTTTATTATTACCGAAAAGCTTTAAATTAAATAAATTCTACCTCTCTATAATTTTAACATTATCATTGATAATTTCTTATATAACAAAAACTTACCTTATGCCATTTTCTAGTTTCTTCTCAATTATTCTATATTTTCCATTTTTTGTCATCGCTTATTTTATTAATAATAAAAGTATATCTTCGTTAAGAAAAAAACCTACCATGGTAATTTTTTGTATTACAATTTCAGCTATTTTATTCCTTCATTATCGAGATGCTTTCTTAAGTGAAATGCTCAGCGGTATCAACTCCTATTTATTCTTCAACGAATTTATTATTCATATTTTAAATTTTTCTATAAGTCTAGTGTTAGGGTCAAGCATTATTTACTTTGCCTTATCAACTGATAAATATGCGAAAACATCAAACAATGCTTTAGGTGTTTATTTAATCCACCCAATTATTTGTTTTATTATATTACAAACATTAGTTTTTTTAGGTATAGAGCTTAATTTATTATTAATAATAACATTTACTCTACTAACCATTTGTATAGCACTTTTATTAGCATCAATTCCAATTATTCATTGGTTTATAGATCCTATTTTTTACTCTAATAAATTAAAATAATGAGGTAAAAGCCTAACTCATAAACAATCAATGCTATTTGAATACTAATTAAAAAAGATAAAAAATCACCTCAGCAGGTTAGTTTGAAACGCTGTTTAAATTCCTTGCAATCCTAGTTAGTTCAATCCGGCGTCCCGCTGTCTGATCTTCAAGAAATGGGCGGCTAGGAAAGTATTGAGATAGTTCTGCGATATGCTCACTGAGCCCCAGATCACTTAGCCAAACATGCTAAGCAAATTGATACAATATTTAATGCTTGCGTCCCAAATACGTCCCATGCAGTCAGTATAGGTTCCGCAGAATGCTCATAACTCATTGAAAATCTTGGTGGGTTGTGGGGGGCTCGAACCCCCGACCTAATGATTAAGAGTTTTCATTTCCATAATTAAACATTTGATTTAACTGATTAATTAGCTTTCACACCCACATATTTGTGCCAGATAGTGACATTCTAGTGACACTATACTGACACGTCAGCAAGTCACTTTTGTGGCACCTCTATTTCCCCTCTCATTTTTGTGTCACAATTTCGGCACAGCTCTTCTAGTTCAACATGTAAAAATTAATCGTTCCTGCATTTAAAGAAAACGTTAAGTTATCTCCATTACGTGACACCACTAGTGATGTATTCCCGATTGGGTATGATACTGTGACCGTTGTTAGTAAATGTGCTTTTAAATTAATATTTAAAAACCTAGCCGTTGAAGACTCTGAAAGATTGACTGAGATATTTTCAAAGCGTCTATTAACTGTGATTGTGAAACTTGACGCTGCTACAGTTTGTGTTTTACTTTGACCGACAAGTAAATTCCAGTCTGTGAAATTGATAAGACCATCAGGATCAACATTATTTCTGACATCCCACAGCCGAGGTATGTTCTGAGTTTCTTTTCCCTTGAAATATAAAAGTGATGGAGAGCCTTTTCTAAAGTCATTATCAACAATAACAACCTGATCTTGCTGAGATGCCAACTTTGTCTCATCGTAAAATATGCTTGTAAGAACATTGTCCAATGCTCTAACGCCTCGTATTTCACTAGATTTTACTAAGCCAGCTGCATTCTCTGCTTTATTTAATATGCTATCTGTATTTTTTGGTGTCGCGCTATGTATCCTGACAATACCTGTGTTGAATTGCCTGCATATCTGAGACACGCCATTAATAACACCAGCGTTGACATTTACCTCTTCACATTCGTTAGCATAAAAAAGAATAGGCTTTACCACCCCATCCCATTCAAACTTATTCACTGTAGCATCATGCATTCCACCTTGGCACCATATGACAGACTTAACTATACCTCCATCAAAAAGGATATTACTTATATCGTTTACTTTCACTGAACCATATCCACCATCGATACACTTCATCTGAACTGGGGCGTTACTTGTCTTTCTCACATACTCAATATCAATTGAGCACATATCGGCATCCGCATCAAAAGTAATACCTTTATGATCTGAACAAATAACCCCGCCACGGCCAGTGACATGACAGTTATAACTTTTTGCCCAGCCGATGGGATTGTTATTGTGTTTTGCCGTATGTATTTCGTTGTATTCAGTCCCAATTTCACCGTCGAGGATGTACTTGATATTCTCTGTTACTTTTGTGATGACATAATTGTTATCATCATAAATAGGGGAATCAGGGTCTCTGTAATGAGCAAACCCCCACATATGCCCAGCATTTAACCCCATTACATTAGGTGAAATTGATGGGTCGTTGTATCGACCTAATAGCGTCACACCATTTTCATGTGTTATTTCAATGTTATCTCTAAGCGGATGTATTGAACCAAGAACATAAAAAAGGCCAACGCAGCCAAAGCTAAAGTTGTCAAACCGCTCATCACGAACCAGCTTTTGTATTACATTTCGGTTATTCGCTGCTGATTGCGGGTTATATGCCCCCTCAATAATACCCGCCGAGGCGAAATTAGGGGTTAATAAGACCAAATAACCATCAATTGCGTCAATATAAAATTGACTTCCAGTAGGTTTTGTTTTCGTATAAACCCAGTCGGTAATCACATCAACATTATACTTGTAGGTTCTTACTTTCCGACCTTCATCTATTCCTACAACTTGTACCGCATCTGCGACACTATTACATTCCAGAGTTGCATTCTTTATTAGCAGAATCCCTGAGCCAGTGGTTAAGTCACTTCTTAATTGATCAGGGTCATACTTCAGCACATTAGGATAATAGAACTGCTGAGCTCCGTAGCTGTCATAAACAGCCATGCTGTGGCCTTCAACAGTAACAAACTTAGCAGTTTGCCCGTTGTATACAGGATAGCCACCAACGCCGATAATTAGAGGTTGAGAAACGGGGATGGTGCTACCGTCCTCATTCTCAAGATAAACTTGAATTTGGTTACTAGGAATAGTCGGATCAGTATCAATTCGGCCTATGTAGATTTTGCCATTGCTCATCGCTTGGAATCTGCGTGGCAACGTAAATTGCTGACTCGGCATACTGATTACAACATTGGGTATGATATCTGGCATTGCTTTCTCCAAGCGTGAGTAGTCGCAGCGCTATAGTAGCACAGTGGTCTTGTTGTGAATAAATACAGTAGGTTATATTATGCCAGTCCACCAAAATTAGAGGGTGAGACGAATGGCACGGGATGATACACAGTTCAATCTCAGGCTTACTGCTGAGACTAAAGAGAAGTTAAAACAAAAAGCTAAAATGAATGGGCGCTCACTAAATGCTGAGCTAGTTCACATAATTGATAATTACTTAGCATCTCCAACTCCCATTATTGGCTATCGTAGTGATGCCGAACGTGTGGCCAACGAACAAGCCGAAGAGCTTAAAAAGTCAGTCGTAGAAATGCTGATTAAGCTCTATAATGATAAAAAATAATTATCAGTGAGGTGATGGTGAAAAAGTTACTTATTTTTATTCCTTTCCTGCTTGCTGGATGTGTTGCAAAGGTTAGTGATTATCAATCAAGCTGCGAAAAACAATACCCAAAGCTTAGTGATATGGCTCAGTGTCTTGATGTTAGCCTGCAGAATGACGATAGGATGTCGTCATCTCCTATACCTAAAATGTACGCCTTGGCTGCAAAGGTGCTGGGTCAGGCTGTAGATGATGGAAAGCTTTCTGACGCTCAAGCTAGATTTGAGTTACAAAAGCTATATGTTGAAATTCAAAACAGAGAGCAAGCAGAACAACTAGCAAGAAATCAAATATTCCAGCAGTCTTTATTGAATTACCAAGCATTTCAGACAATGCAAACCATTAACAATAAAGCGGCACAACAACCTATTTATACCCCTCCGGCTCAACAGCATGGAAATGTATCAACAAACTGTTACAAAATGGGGAACAATGTCCAGTGTAATAGTTCATATTAGGAAGAAGGGCTACTGCCCTTCTTCCTCCTCAGAAAACCAACCAATTATTCCAAGTCGAGCTATCTTTTCTTTTTCACTTCTTGGTAGTGAGTTATAAAAATCTCCCCACCATGAAGATTTCTGAATTTCCTTCTCTGCACTGGAAATAATTCGTTCTTGGGCTGCAGGCGATGGCTTGCTCTTAGCTGAAGAAGCTAGTTTTTTCCAGACTGGGCTTGCCATCATTTTTTGAACCGCTGTAGCGCCAGATTCACGAGTTGCAGCCTTTGCCCCCATATGGGCTGCTACTGCCGTGTTAAGTACTGGACCAACTACTGGAACATGCCCAAGTACTGCCCCTATTGCTGACATCTTCCCATACTTTGCTACCTTATCAAGCAGACCACCTTGCTTCTCGAATTTAGCTAAAAATCCGTTTAGCTTTCCAGTGCTAATGTAGTATCTATTTGCAGATGCGACATTTTTTGCAACTGTATAATAATCATTAAGCTCTTTTACAGTGTTTGATGGAAGCTCCTTAGCTAGAAGGCGATCTGTTCCGTTACGTTTTAGGTCAGAATAAAACCTAACAAATCCATTAACGTTATTTTCAATTTCTGTTCTAGAGCCCTTTCTAAACATATCTCTAAGTCCAGTAACGATAATCTCAGATCTTGTACCTTTATCCGGTATACTAGAAATTAGTTTATTGAAGGCCTTTGTATTTCCTGATTGAAGACCGTCAAGCGCAGTTTTCGCAGTAGCTGATATGTCGCCAGATAAATCTTTACCTAGCAAATCATAAACTCTGCCTTCCATCATTTTACGCTGAGCAGTTAGCGCATTAGCAGCTTTAACTTGATCGCCAAATCCAAACGACTTTGCCACATCGTCACGATCTCTTGATAACATGCTATATAGCTCGCTTAAGTTTCTCTCTTCAGAGCTACCGAATGGGGTTTTTGATTTACTCAGCTCAGAGCCGACTATTTGCCTTGCTGCGTTCAATCTAGCGTATGTTGGAGCTCCAGCCTTATCCGATGTTGGTGACATCATCTCATAAACTTTTTTCTCAATAGGCGAGAGATACTGACTACCTCCAAGATCATCTGATAGGTTATCAAGATATGCTCTGGTGTTTTCTGGCATCACCTCTGTTCTACTGGATATAGACTGGTTTATAGGTTTATATAGCTCATTTTCTTGAGCTTTTAACGCCTCTCTAGCACGATTGAAATCACCTTTAAACTTGCTGTCCATGGCTAACCTGTCAGGCATTGCTCCAGCATCATCAATGATTTTTGCTGCACGGCTGGATATTGCTTCCATACTTTCTCTTTTTATAGCCGCTAGAACTGACTCATCTTGAGATGCAAGGCCAATCTGCACAGCTTTGAAAGCATCGCTTCCTGAAACATATGCTTCCAACATTTCATCAGGATTAATGTCTAATCGCCTCATTGCATCAACAACATTCTGATCTGGCTGAATATCATTAATTACTTGTGCTATCCTGCCTTCTTTTCCACTGAAAGCCGCATTAGCATATTGCTGAGCCGAATCACCAACCTCCGAAGCGCTTTGGTTTGGAATATCTATAACAACCTGTTCAGCCGCTTGCTGATACTCTCTGCCTAACCTACCAGTAACAGCACCATACGCACCTTTAAGTAATGGCGTTGCCGCTCTAACAATTCCACTACCAGCAACACCCACTCCCAAATCAGTAGCGAGACTACTTGCGTTATCCTTGCCACTATTTTGAGCCAAAGCACCTATGGTATTCTCCGCAACCATATCAGCTACTCGAACTGCTGCTCTTTCAGCCTTTCCAGCGTTAGCCAATTGAGATAATGCCAATGCCGTTCTTTCTTGACCAACTCCAGGTATTAGATACGGACCGATCTCTGCTCCAAGTTTTGCATATTGGTCTTGAGGTTGTAATTCACTGGGTAATTTTAGTCTTGGAGCTGGCTGATATGTACCATCGCCACCAACCGCCTGACCAGCCCACGCGCCAAATGAAGCTAAAGCATCTGAAACTTCAGGAACGATATTTACAACGTTAGCGCCAGTTTGCAACAGTCCTTTCCCAGCCTCTACAACAGAGTTCCCCATTTCCGGCTTCTGTTGTGCCTTCTGCTCATTATGATAGGCTAATATTTCATCGGTTGGGATGTCTAAATTAGCCATTTGTGCATCGGAAAGTTTCTGCTCTCCTGCAGGATAAGCAGAGTAGAACTGCTGCCGTGCTTGTTCTACATTTGCACCAACTTGAGGAGCTACCACCTCATTGAAGTATTGCTCTTGCGCTGCCGCCTTCTGCTCACTGGATAAAGATTGATAATTAGGTGATGCGATCACCTCTTTCCACGGCTTAGCCATTAATCACCCCATAAACTTGAGTAGTTCCCGCTTTGCTGAGTAGTATTCCCTTGTGCATTAGGAGTAGATTGCTGATAAGAGCCACCAACATTTACGTTATATTGGCTATTATAATTATCAGTATATTGTTGTATTTCTCTTATAGATTGCTGAATAGCTTCAGGGCTCGAATAATCTACTTGCGGCATACCTTGGAAGTACATTTTAGCTTCTGCTACTGTGTTTATTCCACTTGCCCCCATGTCTCTAGCTGCAGCAATGCCCTGATTTTGCATTCGCCCTTGAATGCGCTGTGCGGCCATATATAACTGCCTTTGCTCTCCGCCATTCCAGCGACTACGGCGATCTGCTCCTAGCGCGGGGTCTCCTGCTCCTCCAGTAAATCCAGTCATGAAATCTAGATCGTCTGATTTAGCGTCCAATATAGAATTCATGTCTTTTTTCATTGCATAGTTAGTTGCATTAGCCGATGAGCTAGCTGGAGCTGCAATTGCATTTGCAGGAACTCTGACAGTATTGCCACTATTATCAACACCTTCATAAAAAGCATTAGCTCCTGCACCATGTAACTTACCGCTTATTTGCACAGTTCTGCCATCTGAAAGTTGAACACTTCTGGTTTCATTGTCGCCGCCTCTCGCTGCAGACCTTTGCATTGCCATATCTTGACCTCTACGAGCTGTAGATGCTGATATATCCTGACCACGCCTTGCGGTAGCAGCACTGATATCCTGACCTCTGCGCGCAGTTTCAGCGCTAACATCTTGACCGCGAACTGTTACCTTCCTATTTTCATCAGAATTTATTTTATTGATGAACAATTCAGGGCTTCCCTCAGCCATCATCCCAAGACCTACCGCATACTCTCTAGCTGCGTTTGGGTTTTCTTTAGCCATGCTTAGTGCTACTTGCGGGTCGAATCCATACTGACGCATTTTATCGGCATTTTTTCTGACAAATTCCTCTGGTTTGCCACTAACTACCGCGGCGTTATAACCAAGAGCCAAATCACTGATGGACTTTCGAACATCAGCATTAATGCCTTCCATTCCTTTACCTATTTGCGCCTCCATCTCAGGGTACTCAGCGAATAACCCCTTCATGGTATCAGTGTCATTATTAGCCATAGCCTGACCCCACTTACCTTGGAACTCCTTCAGGCGTTCTTGTTGCTTTTGTTCATTCATGACCTGAGCAACGCCAGATAAACCAGCTAGACCTTGCAATCCCCAATTATTTGCACCGGAGCGTTGTAGGTCATTATTTTCGCGAATAAGGCCAAGAGTAGGATTAATGTCACTTGCGCTAGGTGCGTTACTGTTTACTTGACCGATTCCACCAAGGAACCCGCCTGAGTTAATATTTGGATTCCATGTAGCCATTAGAATAAGCTCCCTAATATACCTAAGCCTGCACCGATACCAGCGCCCCAAGGTGTAGATGCTCCTAGCATTCCAGCAATGCCACCGCCAAGCATTGCGGCTGAAGCACCTCCACCAATAGCATTCTGAAAACCAGATGGTCTATTAGCATTTGCAGCGGCTAAAGCTGCGTTTTGCTGTGCTAATTGACCAGCGTTATTCGCATATGTTTGTCCTGCGTTAGCTTGACCTTGAAGCGCACCAAGTCCGATATTTGCAAGGTTGTTATAGTTGTTCATTTGTCCATTCAGCCAGCTTTCACCGAGCGCAGGAGCAATTGAAGCTAGGCTGTTGCTTGTAGCCGTAGAGCCTAGTCCGCCCATCGCTTCGGCTGCCGCTAAGTTTTGGTAACGCGCCTGATTTGAATAATCATTAAACTGTTGTGAGTTGTAGTAACCGTTTAACGCTTGCGCCTGCCCCTCAGGGGAAGAAAGATTTTGTAATTGATTGATGTACTTACTAGCAAGAGGCGTTAATGGAGCAAGTCCATTCATAACCCTCTCAAACTGTTGGTTCTGGATATCAGTTGCATACTTCATTGCTGCGGCCTGCTCTCCTGCACCACTACTACCACCGCCACCTTTACCTCCTCCACCTTCAGGGAATAGAGGCTCTTCACCATGCAACTTTCTGCCTAGTGCAAAAATATTTCCGATAGCCATTGTTAACTCCGTTATTTACTGATGAACTCGGCTAATTCTTCGCGAGTTGCTGAATAGAAAGTGACGTCATCAACGCCTTTGAAATACTTTTTGATAGTGCCAACACGTTTAAGGCCAATCATCGTGCAGTAAATTTGACCGTGCCGAAACTTACGAGCAGCGAATGAGGTAACACATTGAACATGAGTTGTTGAGAGAATGAATTTCCAAAACGCTAGGCCAATGTCTTTACTGAATCCCCTTACTTCTGGCAAATACATCGCGTGACAGTCAAACGCCATCGGCTGCACTTCTTCGTAATACACGATGCCACCAAATTGACCATGAACATTAACCTCGAAGTATTTCTGGTTAGCGTTGTAATCGAACCCATCACCGTTATTGCTTCCCGCGATAATATCCTTGTGATTGCCTACTGCTTCAATCAAATCGATATTTCGCGTTGGTTTGAATGTGATCATGATTACCTCAATCGATTAATCCATGAGCCCGCGCCATATCTTCCAGCGCTTTAAGGGATTTACGAGTTTCAGTGAGAGCCGATGCTAGAGCCTGAATTTCTAACTGGTCATATGTCGAGCCAATGCTGTAAGTTTTGTTAGCATTGAAGCCAGATTTCGAAGCCGTACCAGTAGAAGCAGTGAAGCCAGTAACACGAGCGCCGATAACCTGAACACCATTAACAGAGTAAGAATCTTTGACAGAAATCTGTGATGCTAAAGTTTGCGTAGTTTCACGACTCAATGAGACGTAATCGGAGTCGATTTCAGAGACCTTTTCCGTAAGGTATGTAATATCACTCTCTGCTGTCGTTAATCGCGTCTCGTGGTCGTCTAATCGTTCTTCGGCTGCCTTAATTCTTATTTCATGGTCAACTATTTTCTCTTCTGCTGCGGTGATCCGTGTTTCGTGATTGGCGAGTTGTGCGGTGTGCTGTTCTAGCGTTTCCTCTACTGACTTTAAACGCAGTTCGTGGTCGTCAAGAATGATATCTTGCTCATCATTTCGTAACTGAGCTTGATATGCCTCGTTGCCGGCCTCATTCGCACGTCCAGCAACCTTAGCCATGTCTTCGGCACCGTCTAATACAATGCGACGATATGTTTCGCTAAAGTTACTAGGCAAAATATCAGGGACTATATAGGCGGATTTAATCTCAACTGGAATTGATAATGAACTATCTCTTTCCTCATTTGCCATCATTCAATCCTCATCGATAGGTCACTGAGCGTTACAGGCGACTTAGTGATAACGCGAATCTTGAAACCAATATTCTTTCTGACTCTGCCGACTCTGCGCCAGATAGCGCGCATGTCGTAACGAAACGGAGCGTTTTGGTCTATCATTTGCTCTCGACCAAAGTTTATTCCGTCAGTAGTTGCAGATAGAAATAAACGGTCAGCGATTTGAGCAACACCAGTCGATGCTTCAAGTTCAAGGTCAAACACTCGTGCATTATCCGCTTTCACCATTGGTGTATAGAGAATGTGTTCGGCTTGTTGGTCGTACTGAGATGATTTATCAAAAGCCAATTTACCGACTAGACCAGACTTTTTGTCGCCAACAGTTATCTGATTATCTTCATACATGAAGTCAATAGCGCGGTGCGGCTCATCGTATAGTCCAGTTTTCAGAATGCACCATTGCAGATATTGCTGGCTGCCAGTGCCATCAAAACAAAGTGTGTGGCGTGGTAAGTGGATTATTGCCAGTTCATGACCATCAAATTTAACCGACTCCATAACTGCGCCTGATAACTCATCAGCGGTATAACTACGGATAATTTTATCAATGCTTGCTGTCGATATTGCGCTAGCAGTACCTGAGCCAAGTAAATAAACAGACGGTGCCCCATTTGCAGGGTTACTGATAAATGCGTATGAATCGCCAAACTTACATTTAGCATCACGGCCAGCGATACCCATTTGCACCATGTAAGATGGTTGCATTGCGTAAATTATTTGTGTTGCGTCAGTAGAGCCAGTTAGTGAAAAATATTCGATAGTTGAAGCACCAAAACAAATAACCATGTCACGCCAAGAACCAAGAGCGATAATGCCATCTGGTTGGGATTCTGCGGTATAGTATGGCCTGTACTTATCAGGTTTAGATTCATCATCCAAATCAGTAATACCAAATCGCTCACCGCCTTTTTGTAACCAGATATATCGACCTCTATTTCTGACCACATCGACAGCGTCACCAATAGTAAACTGCTCAAACCTATTGATAACTGGCTGTACTTCCTGAGTCATCACAAATTCAGTCGTATCAGTTGGCTTCACAGTGTTATCAGGGATTGTTTTATCGTAATTGAACTTGTATTCAATCGTGAGTTTATTCCCTGTTCGCTTCAGGCCATTAACAATAATATCCGTTAAGTATGGCTTTTCTGTCTCGGGTTTATCTTGCGATTGTTTAGCGCCAAATTGATACTCGGGTATCTCAATAACTTCGCCTACAACACCATCGGATGCCTTTGGAGTTATCTTCAGAGTTAACGAGCCGTCAATATCATCTTTAGTCAGCGATACGAAATCATCATTGCCAGCTTTATGAATCCACTTTTTGACATCCCGAGTGTAGCCTTCTTTCACTACCTCTTCTTCAGGCCAGTTGGTTAACTCTTTAACTTCACCGTCGTAACGATAGAGTTTTAATTTTCCACCAAATGCCACAGCCTGACTCACACCAGAATGTGCCAGTGATACTCTATCCTTGCCTTGAATATCACCGATAGCATTAGCACCCTGATACAATTTGCCGCCACACACACGATACACAGTTCCATTTTTCGTATTAAATTGAACGCCTCGTGAAATACCATCAGCATCACGAAGTTTTACTAGCGCAGGAAATGATCGGAGATAACCAGCGGCATTCAATACTTCTTTCGGTGTCGCTAACATATTCACTGGCAAGCCATCGATGTAATCAGCCGTGTTCGGGTCTTTGCGTAAACCTCTAGCCAGTGGAATCTTTACCTGTGGCATTGAACCCCCTTTCGACATAGTAATTATCTACGCCTAAAGCCGTGTATTTATTACCTTGACCAACTGGCATATCTCCACGTCTATCTATAGACGGAACGCTAACAGTATCTAGCAGCAAAGCATCATAAGAAGATGCAGCCGAAGCCTCTTGTCTTGGCGTTGGCTCTAGACCGTAATCTGTTAGTATTCTGAGTAACAATTGGTAGCCGATAGCCTGTTTGTATTTGCGAGGCAAGCCAGAATCATCATCTGGTGTTGGTTGCTCATCTTCTAGTGAAAACTTGTAACCTAAGTCGCCAAATGTAATTTGCATTTCTGACATCAGATCTTCTAGGTCGTGAATGCCATCCTCTACCGATTGCGGCTCAACATCAGTTAGCGTCGCATCAGAAGCAACGCCAGCCTTACGCAATGCAAACAGAACAATTTCACCTTTAGTCAGTGTCATTGCCATTTGTTTCCGCCTTCTTAGTTGCCTTAGCTTTCTTTGGTTCTGGCTTAACAATCTCATCAACCGAAGCGACAAAGCCAAGCTCTTTAAATGCAGGGAAATCACTAGCCACAATTACTGCCTGTACATAGCCAGCATCATTATTAGCCCATGCAAAAACGCTCTTACGTTCCATATTTACCTCAAATAAAAAAGGGAGCCGAAGCTCCCAAATAAACAACGAGGGTATTAGACGTTTCCGAAGAACTGACCGCCAAAGTGTGGGTTGAAGCACACATAAGCAGGTAGCAAGTCAAAACGCATCATTTGCTTGTTAGCATCACCATCAGCGTATTTGTGTACGCGAATAGAGAAGCCTTCATATGTAGCCACCGCTGAATCAATGCTGTGTAATTTTGGAAGAGGAATAGTACCCAAACCACAGAACATTTTATTGAAGAACAGGTTAGGCTTCATTTGCTGCTTAGCAGTACCGATCACTACAACTTCATCACCTGCTGTAACTTTGCGATCAACTGCGTTGTATTGTTTGTTTGCTGCGTCATACACTGGTACACCGGATAACTTAACAGTCACATCACCTGTTCCGTCAGAGTTTGCATCTTCAAGAACTGTAGCAGTGAAGCTGATAGCTGTAGAGCCGTTGTACAGAGTTTGCTTGCTTTGTTGATTAAGCCAGTGTGTTGCAGTGAATTTAACCTGATCACCTGCTTTAAAGAATCCGGTCTTGCTTGCTGTTGCTCCGGTCAGAGTTACAGTGAACTGATAGGAATCTTTAATTGCCGTGTAATCTACGGTAGGAGCTGTTTTAACAGTCAACGTTCCACCAAAATCACCCTGCTCACGAGATGCCAAACCATTAGACATTAACGCTTTAATGCCTCCGAAGTTACCCGGAATCTGTGCATTTTCCCACGCTGTACGCACTAATTGGTCTGACGCATGCAAGCCAGTTTGCGCATCAGCAAGGCGTTGTGCAGACCACGGATCCATTACTGCATAGTTATCGCCAGCTTTAATGCCGATATCTTTCAAGAATGTAGCTGTCTGAGCAACATCTGACCATTTGGCGATTGGTGAGTTTGGCGTGCCAAGTGACAATGCACCGTTGTTCATCATAAAGTGTGCTAATTCAGTCTCAAGGTCAGTAACCATTCGAGCATGAATAGGCGCTAAGATTTGGTCTAACTGATTTAGCTTTAACGCCTCTTCAACTTGAGCCCATTCCACAGCGACAGTGATGTAATTACCAACGCGACCAGTCGCCTTACCTGAAATAAGACCATTCTTTGTTTTGCCAGTGATATCACCATCAGCTGTACGCTCTGAGCTGAATTGATGTGGGCGCTTAAAGCTGACACTTTCACCAGTGCTTGAATTGATTTCACCAGCCAGTAATTGGCGGTCTACTGTCTTACATAAAACCAAGCCGGACATAAAGCCCGGTAAAAACTTTTTAAGTACAATCTGACTTACGTTTGAATCTAAGTTATTAGCCATGTTTTACACCTTGTTTATTCAATAATTGCACCGGGACACAGTTTGTTTAATTCATCAGTCGTGACGCTTCCCGCTCCACCTTTAACCTCCGGCTCTGGTTTAGGTGTTTTCTTTGGCTTAGGTGCTAACTTAACCTTCTGGCTAATTTGACCTAATAGGAATGCCGCACGAATAGGATCTTTCTCAGCTGTAAGCCGCTGGCGCAATTTTTCGTTCTTGCCTAGGGCATAAGCAATCAATTCCGTTCCTTCATCGGCAGCGCGAAGTAAAATCTCTTGTTGCAATACCGGAACTTCATTACGTACAACCTCTTCCATCTCTGCGTAATCTTTCACAGGTAATTTAGCTGCACGTTGTTTGTGATCTTCCAGACGTTTGAGAATCTTGTTCTGGTAATCACGTTGCTCTTGCTCTTTAGCTTTCTTGCTCTGTTCGACACGGCTTTTTTTCTCATGCCAATCAGTTAGTGCTTTTTCATATTCTTCTTCACTCCAATCGCATGATTCGAGTGTAGGCTTCTGCGGCAATACATCATCATGATTAACCACTGGCTCTTGTGCTTGCTTGGCTGTAACTTCCTCAAGCTGGCGCTTTAGCTCACGGTTTTCTTTCTGAGTGTCTTTAAAGCCTTTTCGAAGGTCTTTAACCCACTGAGGAGCTGGCTGACCTTCAATTGAATCATCGTCATCAGTTAACGAGATTTCTTCATCGCCGATTTGCAAGGAGTAATCTTGCTCCTGCTCGACGCTCTGATCTAGTTTTACTTCAGCCGAATCATCAGTAGCAACCTCGGCATTATTAGCGGCATTACTCTCACTAACTTGCGTTGATTGCTCTGTAGTTTCCTGCTGTTGTGATTCCTGATTTTCAGACATAGGTACAGCCTGACCATCAATGATCAGTTCGTTTTCCATTTATTACTCCTTAACTCTGCGAGAAGTCCGCAGGAGACTGTTGGTTATTTTGTGATTGAATGGTTTTCGCAACATCTAGGTTTTGCTTATGCTGCGTGTCTGCTGATTTTAGAATTAACTCGGCATCTGCTCTTGATGAGTCGCCTTGGTCTTTCTGGAATTGATGTAACATTTTAAGCGCTTCCCTAATTTCAGAGCGCTTAGTACTATCTGCTGATGCAAGAAGCTGAACAACCTTGGCCTCTGCAACCCTAGCCTCTGTTTGAGCTTGGAACGCTTTAACTTGAATAGATAACTCTTCGTTCTTCGCCTTCTGTACTTCCGCCTGACCTTGCATTAGCACACCTTGAGCAGCTACTAAATCAGCATCTGGTTGCTGTGCTTGCTGCTGTGCTTGAGCGACAATTTGTTCCTCTTCCGTGTTACGAGGTTTAACAACACCCTGAGTCAGCAATTGCCTACGGTTGTACTCTTTAAACTCATCAAGCCCTTCTCCGTCCATGTTGTCTAGAATAATTCCCTGAACAACTGCACGCATCGGATCTTGAGGCAACATGCCAGCTAGAAGATTAGTGAGTACAGAAACGGTGGCATCGCGCCTTGCTGTATAAGATGGGCCAACATCAACGGTTACATCATAGCGACCAGTAGATAAATCATTCATAGCTACAATTTCGCCTGTCTGATTGTCTCTTACTGTCACTGACATTAACGCTATATCGTCAGTTCCATCCTCATTGACTACACGAACCTGCCTATCAGAGCCATACACCTCTCGAGCCATAGATAGCCATACTTCACCAGCACGTTTCAAACTCTTAGCCATGTTATCCAGATAGATAAATGAAGCCATGTCTGACCGATGCATGAGGCTATTAACAGTCTCTTTGGCGATATTACTAGGCATCTGTTGCATAGCCTGACTAGCCCCTGTTACTTCTTGAATGTCAGTGCTAGTCTGCTGCAACAGCGCTGCCATCGCTTGATTAAGTGGCTGTGGTTGCGTGTATCCAATTACTGATGCTGGCGCGATAACGTTGCCTTGCTTATCGGTTATTTCATTCAGAGGAAGAAATGAAGGTCGTTTTGAATTTCTATTAGCCCAGTGTTTTTCATGCCCTTTTATTTGCTGTTTTCCAACAATCGGAATTGAGCCGGAGTCTTGCGCTGCTGAGTCAGCAAGCATTGACACCTGCAAGTTATAAAGACGTTGTGCGTCCATTGCTTTTGCAATGTGCCCTTCTACTCGCTCAATGTCATCAATAAACCAGCGCTTACCGTATACCGGAATAAGAGGAATGTGCTCACCCGGTATTCGTTGAGCTTTTTCAAGGAATCCGTCACCATCGACTACTGATACGTAAACTCGACGGCGTTTAACGTTTCTGCGAGCCACTTCAATAAACCCAATTTCAGCTAATTCATCGCCAACTTGCTCAAGCTGATCGCTATCGTAGGTAACAACTTCTTCTGTAAATGGATTCTGGAAGCTGACAACATCGACTGACTCTTTTCTTACTTCGTAATACTTAGCGATATAGACAACATCAACATCGAACCAGTCATAATCCCATGACCTATCAATACCTACATCTAACGTTGCTGGGTCTTTTTTATATTCTGCTTTGTACTTATCGACAGATAGTGAGTACATGCAAAAAGCCCACTCAGCATCAGACTTATCATACTTCTTGGCGTCAGGGTCAAACCAAACAGAGCGAGACGGGTCATAAATAGGCTCGATAGAAATTCGCTGCCTGTCATCCATCGGGTCTAACTCATTGACTAAGTTTGTTGTTAGCCTGAAGCAACCAAAACCACCTGTAGCCGCATCATCAAACGCATTATCGCAAGCCTCTCCACCGTCAGTTTCCTCGTAGTCAGCACGGAACAAGCCATTTAACTTATCGGCTAAATCCTCGCTTGCTTCTTTGTCACCCGGTCTAAACTTAACGGTGATTCGGTTATTGCGATACTCACTGATGATCCTGTTTAGCTCAGTGGCTATCTTGTTTATTTCAAATTTAGGGTATTTCTCAAAGTGGTCATTGAGTTTAGTACCCGCAGAAGTTGCACCTTCCCATTGACCTCCGGGCACTCGTGCAAACCGTGTTGCTTCGACGCATTTCGCTCTCACATCTTCTTGCGGTGAGTGCGCACGGTCAAACCTGAGCATTATTCGCTCATGTCTTTGTTGTAGTGTTTCTGCCATAGTTACCAACTAGAAGATGATGGAACGTAGATATCTTCTTCCTCTGGAGGATTCCGTATATCAGCGTATCTGATTGCGTAACGGCGCATCATGTATGCGTACCTGACAGCATCTAGGATGTCATCACGAACTTTTACAATCTTGCCTTTCTCGTCACGGTGATAGAAGTTGTACTCTTCGAAGAAGTCACGAAGCCCTGAGAATACTTTAAATTTCCCACGCCTCATGAGGTCATATATTTCAAATAACCCCGGCTCTACTGACCTGCTACCATCTTCCCACTGAGCAGGGTCAAGCAGCATATTGAAGCCAGCTTCTTCATAATATGATTTCTGTTGTAGCCCTGAACCTTTCTCAGTTTGCAATCCATCGTTAGGCCACGCAGTAGGAACATTTTCAGCCCACTGTTTAACTCCGCTAAATGCTTCAGCAGGTGACACCTGCCTAGCCTTGTAAGCACGGGTTAAATAGAACGTTTCGTTTTCTGTATCCCATGCTAATTGGACGTGTGCTTGAGGGTGATCCCAACCAAAATCCATACCATCGATAACAAAGTAGTGGTCTGGTATAGGGAACGGGTCACACTTAATGTAATCCTCGCCTAAGTCATAAATACGACCATGACCAAGCATTGGAATACCTTTGGTTCGCATGTCACGTTGATGTGGTGGGAACGAAGCCAGCAATTCAGTTTTAACTTTCTCGCTCAAGTGCGGCGCATCATCCCAACCGACATTCATACACGTTTGCGCAGACGACGGGTTATCCATAAAGCCGATAACTAAATCTGTTCTACCATTCTCTGGTGTAAACGTCAGAATGCCACGACCACCGCGACCTTTATCGCCTGTTGCGGTACGAGTTAACACCTGCGGATAGATAGTAGGGTCTTTTGGCTCTTCATCGATATGAAACCAATCAACGCTATCACCCATTAATGCGTGCTGACCTTGCGAGTATGACCAGAATTGAATCTTTGCTAAGTCACCTGACTTATGTCTGATGTATGCAGAACGAACAGCGTTTGGCGTACCAGCCATTGGCTCTGTATCGACAATTAACTCACTAGGGATTAACCCACCTTGCCAACCATTATCTGTCTTGCGCCCAAGAATCGGAGCTTGTAATAAGTCTCTGCATTTTTCACCAGAATAACCAAGGCACCATACAAGCGGTGCGTGATCGAATTTATAACCTTCCCAGTCATCAGGGTAATCGCCCATTGCATGGACAGCGTCCATATATGTAGCCGTATCAGTCTTACCGACACGGTTGGCAGCTATCAATCCAACCTGTGAATATTCTATGCTAAGTGCAATGAATTTCTTCTGCCAAGGGTAGCGAGTTTCGTAATAAGTTTTGTAGCGGTAGACATTTGCACGGCGGGCTTTTTCTTCAATTAAAGCGATAAGCTCTATTTTCTGGTCACGACTTAACTGATCCATTTATTAGCCTCGCCAACTTTGCATTTAATTCTTCGTCTGACATTGTTTCAATTGAGCCAGAATGCTCTACCTTGTCAGTGAATAGCTTGAGGTGCTTACCTAGAAGCTCATAGCCTTTTAGCACTGCCGATGAGTCATAACGATAAACAGCGTTTAACTCTCCATCGTCTGTTTCATGCAGAACAGGATCACCATTTGGATAAGTAACCTTCTCGCCTTGTTCGCACCGACGAATATTTTTTATTATTCCCTCGATGACAAACTGAGAACTTAGACCAACAGCCTCATTACGCTCTGCTGCTAATTTCTTTATGTGCGCTCTAATATGAGGTTTTCTAAGGTTTTCACTTGCTATCTGTGCGGCTGACTTTTCACTATACCCAGCCCTAATTGCTGCCTGAGTACCGTTTAAATCGACAATGTACTCTTGGCAGAATCTTGTTTGTTGCTCATTTAAATCATCTGCCATATATCCCCCTTTAATCAATTATCCAGCCCACTCGTAAATGAGCTGTGTAATTAACTATTCTGCGAACAGGTCTAGTATTTGGCTTACTTCTCGGACTGCTTTCTGTGCGCGAGCTAAGAATTGAGATTCAGTTTGGCAAGCGTGATACATATCTTTGAATAGTTCAGCTTTGATTTCACTATCACCAATAAACTCCATTGCTGCTTGTGTTGCTGAAGAGTCCTTACCAACCAATCGGAAAATATCTAATGCTAATTGCTGTTTAGGTGTAATTTCTTTCATTTAGTTACCTTATCTATGTAAGTTATTCGCAACCATCATCACGTATCACTACGTTACTTTGGTCGCTTACGGCTTACCCGTCAGCAAGATATTGACCACCTCACTTAATTGCGAAGAAGCCATTAAAAAGCCCCGCTATTGCGAGGCTCGTTGTTCTAGTTCATTTATCTTCTTATCCAACTTAGCTAACTGAGATTTCCAACTTGCTAGGCAAATAACATTTTCAGCAGGTGTCTCATCAATAAATTCAAGAACCTTATTTTTCGCTGCTTTCAAGTAAGCTAATTCAGATTCGATGCTCATTTCATCACCTGCCGTTGTTGTTCAATTTCCCGTATTGCTTTCTTGTCCAGGTTGCACGCCTTGATGACTGACATCAGGTCGATGTTGTATTCGGCAATATCACCCCACGTCATTTTGTCGGGGATATCAGGTATCGGGCAATCGGCTAGTAGGCTTGCAGGAATGGGAATGTGAGGCGCTAATACATATTCAGTCTTTATACTGCCGCATCCTGTTAATAAGGCTATCAGGAGCAGTAACGGGAGCGCAGTCATTATCCACAAGAATAGTTTTGACGTCTTTCTTGGTTCCCTGTGCATCCAGTGTGTTTTGTTGTTTAGCATCAATGGTTGCTCCAGAGATACGGTCAAAGATAGATATTGAGGTGTAGGCGCTGTCGGATATGAGTGATTGCTGTGCTAGTGATTTGGTGAGCGACTCATTAGCGTCATTTAAGCCACTTATTTCCCATCGCTGCCAAATAACCACACCAAAGAGTATCGACCATGCGATAAGCAGCACCTTTATGTAGCCAGACCTCACAGTAAGCCCCACGCTTTTTCGAACGTAGCCTCATCATATGGCTGATAACCTAACTCAACGCTGACAATGGCTTTTGCTAATGCAATCCCTGTCTTTTTATCGCTGGTATCGATTTTATCCAGAACAGCTACGCCGATATCATCAGCAGCCCTTCGGATATAGCCAGTTGTATTATTTTCAACTGGCGGCGCGTACTTATTGATTATGGCCGCTACAGAATTCAGCCCATATTTACGCTGGTAAGTTTGCAGTAACTTATAGATAGCTCGAATGCCATACTCAGCAGATTGAAAACGACAGAATCGAGATTCAATGCTTGGGTCGTGAGGCAATTGCCCTTGCCACTTATTCGCTGGGTTATAATCAATATTGCCCGGGTTATTGTTGCGTTCGCCTCGTGCTGCTTTTCTACTCATTTTCCACCTTCTTAATTAATTGTCGCTCTAATGCACCAACAACCGCAGCACCTGACCAACCAGCCATACCAGCAATGCCACCTGCGATTTCTGGTTGCCACATGTAATAACTAGAGGCCAGCAAAACCAGAGCCCCAGCAAACACAGACACTATGACCTGAGCGATTAGCACCCAAAACCTAAAGGTCTCACCCTTTAAGAGTTTGTTAGCGTAACTTGCAATACTTCCGAGAATAGTCATAAAGCCAACTAACATGATGGTTAGCCAGTTTATGTTATTAGGGTCTTTATACGGCATACGCATATCCACCCCCTTCGGAGTGTTCCGTGATTAAAGTTAATAGATAGCCGCGCACAATCTCTATGCGTCAATTAAGTGTGTGTGATTAGAATTTCGTGGCGGCGTATATGAAAAAGGCCGCACTAGGCGACCTCTTGAAATTGGTTATTAGAAACAACTAAAAATAAAACTATTGTGGGGTATCTCTTGCTTTTATTTACTCTCAGAGATACCGCGCATCAAGGATGTAGCTCATTAACGATTCTTAAGCGCAAACCTTAATTTTATTAACCCTCTCGATAAAAAACCAAGCTTTAAAGCTGCAATAACTGACATTACTTTTATTCTTGAGCTTATCTCTGATGATATTATGTCATAAATAGATAAAGGGAATACGCTATTCCATTTTTTCTGATCATATAATTTATCATCCATTGCATAATCTGCTTTCGCAAAAAGCTTAGATCCGTTTATATATTTTTTGTATTTTTTTTCAATGAGAGGTAATTCAGAAACTAGGCTTACAATTTTAATTTTATCATCAATACATTTTTGGCTAACCTGAGTCATTACAAGACCATCATCCCTAGGAATGTAATTATAAAGCGAACGAGGAACATGCGACATAACTGGATTATGAGTAAACAAGTTAATACAAAAATAAAAATCTTCCCACATGTTAATGCCATCTACAAACTTCAACGAGTTTTCATTGACGAACGATGTCTTTATTAATTTGTTCCATAACACTCCTGATTGCTTTCTTGACAAGATAGCTTTTATATAGCTTTCACTATCACAATTTTCGCTTATGGTTACTTCTCTTTTACTATCGCGTGAATGTATCGAATAATCACAAATAACAACATCGGAATTGTTTTTTTTCGCAGACTCAAATAGCTCATACAAAAAGTCTTTCTCAATACTGTCATCACTATCTATAAAAACAAAATACTCTGTATCTATTAATGACAACCCTAGATTTCTAGTCGTACCTATTCCTTCATTTTCTTTTGAAATAAATTTCACTCTTGAGTCTGCTGATGCGCAAGATTTTATTTCAGCTAAAGTATTATCTTTACTTCCGTCATCTATTATAACTAATTTGAAATCATCAAAAGTCTGTGATTGTATTGATTTTATTACACTCGATATATATTTTCCGCTATTATATGCAGGCATTAAAATTGTTATTTTTGGATTCATTTTTGCAACCTATGCGTTTAGCTCTCAATTTTCATACTCACTGGCGTTTATTGTACGTTAATTAGCAGCGTAATGCATATAGTATTTTTCTTGAAAAAGAATTCATATATAGACATGATTACCAAACAAAAAACAACTTAAAAATACTCATAAAAATAACAAAAAATGAGGGTCATAACCTTGAATTTAGATAGCAACCAGTAAAGTATTATCCAATACAAATTTAGTCTGTAACAAAAAGCCCCACCGAAGTGAGGCTCTATAAGCTGCTGACGTTGTTGTCACTCTTATCACAATATCAGCTATTTTACGTACGTAAAGCATTTCAATGAATTTTTTCTACGTATTTATCCATTTCCAAAGTTATGTCTAGCCACATCAGCATGCCGTCGATTTGCCCCTCTGCTTTTTGTAGCTTTTTCCCAATATGACCATCAGAGCATTTGTGCTTTTTAGCCAGTTGAATGAATGTCTTACCAAATAGATAGTAATCAAGTAGCAGGTCGTGCATTTCGCTATCTTTCCTATTTAGCTGCGCCATGCATTCAGAGATGATCATTGCATCATCTTCGCAGCACTGGTCTCGTGACTTAACCTTGCTTGGAATTAAACTACTGAACCCAGCCGCTACAGAATACCATTGCACTGATTCTGTATTATCCGCCGCCCAAGCTCCCCAGCGTTCTAACACTTGTTGAATATCGCGCATTGTTCACCTCGTGTTAATTTGCGAGCTTTTGCAGTCAGCTTCGGGTTTAATGTATTCAGCATTTGAAATGGTACTATCTAATTCTTTGGAGAGACTTGAAGTGCCTTTTTTCAATTTAGTGATCATCTTACCTCCGGCAATGTACTAATTATTATCTGCCCTTCTACGCCCCATAGCTTTGTAACTCGCCCATCCCATACGCGAGAGTCATCATCAAAAATGGCATCAAGGAGCGCCTTTTCGAGGTTGTCTTTATCGGGTTTTTGCTGGTGAGGCTTGCCGTTCATTTCGGAGTGCTTCTTTTTACTCCAACTTTTCGGCATCGGTAAAACAAAGGTGACGTGGTAGTGTGATTCTGGAAGGGTTACTTTTTTGAGTCTTACTTCATCCTTGAAGGCAAAATATCTTAGAACTGGTGGTCGCTTCTTCCACCTATCGGCTTGTGTCATCCTTGGCTTAGGCACTGGCACGATGTTAAATACTTTCAAGCCTTAATCTTCCCCTCGCTCTGCAATATGGCCTGAGTTCGCATAACCCCCTCTAGGTGACATTGCTTTGCGTATTCAGCGTCCGTGATTCGCGTCCTGCGGTCGATTTCGTCGTGACATGCACTACACGCCCAAGCTATAAATAAATCGCTAGGCTTGCATCCTGTACCGCATAATCCAGCCATTCGATAATGAGCGCCTACCACAGTTTCAGAATTGCCGTTACATACTCCTGGTATTCTGACTTGGCACTCTCTGCCTTTTGCTTCTTTGCGTAAGTTAGCCATATTTAACAGCCTCCACGAAAATACAAACAGCGGTAACTATTAGGCCAACGATGAGACCAAAGAATAATTGTTTCTTCATGCTCTCACCTCGCTCAATAAAGAATCCATGCGTTTTAAGAATGCACTACCCATACCTTGCACATTGGCTTTTTCGACATAAACCATTCCACGACCTACTATTTCATCGTCTATTTTCTTAGGTTCTGGCTTGAAAACCTCAGTAAATTCACGCTTAACAATCTGCACAGCATCAGGTGATATTTTGTATTTCAATGTACCTTTGCATTTCCCTACAACTGACACAGCCGCAAATTTACGCATTAGGCTGATAATGTAACTTGCCGTTGAGTAAGGTATCCCTGTTATGTTTTGCGCTTGTTTTGTGGTGAAATATTCAAGCTCTCTAACCGCTTTGATTATTTCAATCGCGTTCTTACCTTGCTGAGTCATAACTTCTCCTTGTTTAGATTGTGACGATTTATTAACTCCCTGCGGCACTCATTTAGATAAACAATTAGCTTATGCACTTCATCTAAGCGTTCATCTAGTTGCTTTAGTTTTTCTTGAGGTGTCATTTTCTCGCCCTCCGCTTCTTGGCTGCTCGGTTTATCTTTGCGTGACCTGTGATGCGCTTAGTTGATATTGGGTAGCTGTACCAACTGCGACTATGGTTGATACTCCATAAGGCGCTATGTGATACTAATGAAGCCATAGCGATTGCCATTTTTGATATGATGTTCATCTCTCTTGCTGCTCCTTGAGTTTCATATATTCCGAATTGTTTGGTATTGTCACGAGACAACCTATACCCGCCGCCCAGCATTCAACCTGCTCCATGAAGTGGAACATTTCACCTGTATCTAACTTTGATGTTTTTCGTAACGTCCTGACGCGCTCTACATCTTGCGTAGTGGCGTCTATCATTTCAGTGACCTCATAGCCTAGGAATGTATGCTTTAGCATCTCCTTGACGGTTTCAGGAGTGAAATTAGACTTGTTCTTGCATAGATATTTACTTATCTCTCCGCACCACATGTGAAAGGTGGCGTTCTGAGATAGTGAGCGCTTGTTTTTCCAAGGCTTGATAATGATTCGGTGTGGTTGGTTTGTTGCTAGAACTTCTTTGAGGTGTTGCCATGCGGTATTTTTGGTTGATTCGTGGAAGAGGAAATCTGCTTCCAAGTTAGCCTCCTACGGTCTCCAATTCCATGCCCTGATAGCATCGCGCTTCGTGGCGTAAGTTAGAGTTATTGGCTTTATTCTGCATTCACTGCCAGTGCATCCTGCATACACGCCTTCACCGTCTGCTACTAGCTCGGCTTGTGCATTACAAAACGGACAATTACTTAGCGTTGCCCAGTCCGGTAGCTTCAGGTCGTAAATCACTGTTAGCTCTCCTGTTAAACCGCTGCGCTGAGTAATCACGGTCAATTTGCATTAATTCTTCTGCTGTCATGTCATCAGAATTATCAGGGTAAATGTCGTTATTGTGGGTAAAAGAGAAATCTGCGCCACAATCAGCATTAGTACATTGGATATGGTCACAAAGGTGATTATCTTCTGGGTCTGGCTCGTTCTCACCGCACCATTTAACTTTACTGCCGCACATAGGGCACTTTTTTAACTCATTCATCATTAGCTCTCCTGTTCCATGCCTGCTTAGCCTCATCAGCATCTGTATACCCGAACTTATTTGATGGGCAAATAGTGTTAGAACAGATGACCAAGTGACCCAAATCTTCGAAGTAGTGGTATTCACCGCGACCACCGCAAAACGGGCATTTCTTGAGTTCGCTCATAACAACGGCTCCCGTAATCCTGTTTTCACATATTTGATATCGTAGGCAATGTTAATTTCCCATTCGTCATAATCGTGACCGTGGTAATTACCGCCAGACCATGCGCGCTCGTCTTGGTCGTTAAGTATGAAATCCCATTGCTCATCGTTTAGTTTTACAAGCCTGTCGACGTTGGCGTCGAATACCTGCTGCTTAATCATTCGTGCAAGTGGTGATTCCATCATTCACCCTCTGGCATTGGTGGGAGTGGCATCCAGTGAGTTATTGGATAATCATCATCTTCATAAAACTCATCGTTATCGCTGATATAATGGCAGTAAGAACGCGACCAGACCCAACTTTCAAAACTTGAATCTGAACGCATGAACACATGCCATACGAACTTGCCATTCCAAAACCATCCAGCGAACACTGGAGTGTCTAGCTCAGGCAATCTCTCACTCACCTTAACCCAATTAGTTCCCTGCATTAGATGCCTCCCGTTAACTTGTTAAGTTCCAGCCAAAACAACTTTTTAGCTACTCTCATGCAGCGGTACGGCTTGAAAAAGTGTCGGTTATAATCTTTAGTTTGCTTGATGTATTTGCGCTTTCTTCTGGTCGCTTCATCCGTGTAAGCCCAGCTCAGCTCTGTTAACGTTGTTCCTTTCATCACTCAACACCTCGCTTAATTGCCCGCTTAGCTTCTCTGCGTATTGCTATTCCCATTCGTTCTAGCCAGTCTGCAAGCGTTAATAACGCATCTGCTTCTGAATCCAGTTTAGGAAAGCCATCAAGGTCTAAGTCAATCTCCCAGCCACTGAGAAAAGCTTTTTTAGTTACCATTACTTCCTGTTCTAGGCGCGTTTCACCGTTCCAATGACTAACCTTGTAAGTCTTGAATTTCTCATCATCGCCCTTGCTAAATGTAATTAGCTCCATTTTTGTTTGCTTGGTTTTCACTGGTTAATACCTCGCTTAATTGCCATAACTAATTTTTAAGCTGCCAGAAATAGCAACCACTACGAACAGCAACCATCCCCAGCCTTGCTTATCGTGATAAATCAGGAAAGCTACCGATAGAAAGCCTGTGATGGGAACCAGCATGAAAAATAGTGTGCCTAAAATATCGCGTAGATATTCCATCCTAGAAGTCCTTATGATTTGGTGTGTTACTTAACTTGGCTGCGGTAACTTTCCCATCCGAAATTAATCGTTGTCGGGCTACCCATTCTTAAACGGTCAATAACTCGCTCGCCCAGCACCTTTGAAAGCTCTGCGAATGCTAAGTTTGTCAGGACTCCAACTGGCTTTTTGTTTGCTAATCGACGGTCTACAACTTGGAAAATAATCAAATCCTCGTTGAGGTTTCCACGCTGCACACCAACATCATCAAGCACCAGTAAATCAACTTCGCACAGGTCATCGATTAGTTTCGATTCTGAGGTCTTGGCGTCCTTCTGGTAGGTTTCGCGTACTCGCATCATTAGGTCTGGCAATGTAGCGATTAGAATGCTCTTACCGTGCTGTATGAGGTGATTTCCGATTGCTGCTGCTAAGTGATTCTTTCCGGTTCCTGCATTGCCGCTGAATATGAACCCGCCAAAGTTTTTGCCAAAATTCTCAGCGTAATTCTTGGCTTTGCGTAATGCGGCTTGCTGCTCAGGTGTAGTGACTTGGTAGTTATCGAATGTGCAATCTAGGTGAAGCGGGTTTATTCCAGAGCGACCCATGATTTTATTCAATCGAGTAACACGGTTTGCATCAGTGATCCGCTTTGAATCAATTTCGCCCTGCTCTCGTTGCCATGCCATGAGTTCTTCAGGTGTTTCAAACTTTGGCTTGATGTGTTCCGGCATCAGTTTTCTAAACCGAGCCAGTGCTTGCATTCCTGTACTCATCAGAAGTTCTCCGGTATGAATTCTTGGGTTCGACTAGGCGGCATTACTCGCTTAGATGGCGTCCAAGCTGGCTTAGTATTCTTGTTCTGGTAATTCAGTTTCTGACTAGCAGTGATAAACCAGTTTTTAGGTTTGTCGGCTCTAAACTCAATATCCAGTCGTCTCAACTCGTGTTCGAGGTCGATGTTTGAATACAGGTTTTGCCATTCAGTAAAATCCTTTTGGTTTAATCTGATTACCTCACCTTCGAATGCATACCTTGATTTAGCTGTCACAGCCACAGGCTGGGTGTTATCTTTAGGTTCATTGACTGGTTCAAAAGAGTGACTGGTTCTGGGTGCAGATTTTTCACTAGGGGGTGGTGCAGATTTTTCACTAGGTTGGTGAAATTGTTTCACTACCTCTGGTGCAGATTTTTCACTAGGTGGTGAAATTTTTGCACCATCTAAATTAAGAATATAAACATTAGATGAATTGCCTTTTTCTCCACTTCTGTAAACCTTTCTGACTAGTCCTTGTTCACACAAAGCATCAATGTGATTAATAACGCTTCGTCTACTTATTTCGCACTGATCAGCCACATGTTGATATGATGGGAAGCACTCTCCTTTGTCATTGGCATTATCAGCTAGCTTTATCAGAACAAGCTTTCTTGATGGATTACCAACTTTTAACTGCATGGCTTTCGCCATTAATATCATGCTCACGCTGCCTCCAATTGCTCCATTGCCAGTAATCCAGCGATCCACTGAATTCCTTTAGGCGTGAATTTAACTTGTGTATAAGCGTGACCGTTTACTTGATTCTCACCTGTTTTTACATCAAATCGTCCTGCTTCAAGGTGCTCTGAGTAAGGTGTTAATTTTCCAGCCAACTTATACATAATTCGTTTTGAGGTTAAAAAATCTCTAAAGAAGTTTTCTTTCACTTTTAACAGCTTGCTTGTCTCTCTAAACCCAAGAGAGCCAGTAGCTTGAACGTAGCGATCAACAAACTCAGCTTTAGGTGCTGCGATTGCCAATTGCTGCTCAACGATTTGTTTCTGTTCTGCTAGGTCTGCCGCCAGACGTAAAGCTTCTGGCAGCGTTTGAGGGATGAGAGATTTTTGAGATTCAAGTTCTTGCCAGCGTTTAATAATCGCCATTCTTAACTTGATGCTGTAGCCAGAAATCAAACATAGGCATTCTTCTTTGTTGAGTAGAAGCATTTGCTGCGTTCGGTTTTTGGTGTCAGTGTAATCTCCTAACTTTTCAGGAGATTGAATTTCAACCAACATCTTGCGAATATCAGCCATTACATTGTCGTGTCTCTTTCCTGTTAGGTCTGAAATCTCCCGACTGCTCATGGTTAATTCACCACTGTTTACTAAAGTAGTTATTTGATTCATAATTACCTCTGTAGTTTTTATTTAAATAAGTTCTATTTGAGCCTCACTATGTCCCACATTTGAGGCTTTTCTTTTTACTTTCCCTTTCCCTTCCAGTACCTGAATTAACCTTTCTGCATAGTCACCTTCAATAACAACCTTTGTTGGTTTATCACTGATATTTACAGAGTCAGGGGGTAATCCGAATTTACTCACCAGTTGGCAAGCTAAATCGAATATTCTGGCTTTATCTCGACTGGATTTAGAGGGGTGAATGCCTAGCTCTTTAGCGAGTCCGTTATTACCGACTGAATACATTTGTTGAATGTAAAACGTCATCAGTTCGTTTGATGAACACTCTACTTTGATATTTTTTGCATGTTCCATGTTCTATAGTCCTTTTTAGATACAGTTAGTCCGTTGCTCACGATCCTGTGAGTTAAGTTTGCACACGATGCATGTGCGGATTGATTATTAAAGAGCGATGGTGTTACCAGTATTGATTTCCTAAATCCCATAAGTGCGGTAAGTCAGGGCGAATATCTTTTCCTTTAACTTGACCGTTTGTAGCTTTAACAATTAATGGGATATGTTCAGGTGATACTTTTGCCTTGTTATGTAGCCACTTAAAAACTGCTTGCTGTGTGATGCCACATGCTTCACCTAGTTTTTTTTGTGTCCCTACAATATCAATGGCGGTTTTAATTGCTTTATTCATAAAAACCTCCGTTGTTTTATTTTCATATAATAAAACCTTAGTTGTTTTTAATCAACAACTATATTCGTTTGAATAACAACAACTGAAGTTGTATCTTGCTAACTATGAAAACGACACTTGCACAACGATTGAAACTAGCCAGACAAAACGCAAGGCTCACTCAAAGTGAGTTAGCTAAACTGGTGGGCGTTTCTCAGGCAGCCATCCAGAAAATAGAAACTGGACGAGCAGCCACATCCACAAAGCTAATTGAGATATCGAAAGCACTTAACGTTGACCCAGAGTGGCTTTCTGTAGGCACTGGTGATAATCCAACTCCACATATTAGTTCGTCAGTAAAAATTGAGCTTGCTGATGATGTAATCAATATTGAGAGATACAGAGTGGATATTCTTGACATTGAAGCTAGTGCAGGAAAAGGTGTTATGGTTCTTGATGACTTCATTGAAACCATTACATCTATAGAGTATTCAGTAGAAGAAGCAAAACGATTATTTGGTGGAAGGCCAGCTGAAACAGTTAAAATGATAACTGTGAAAGGCGATTCCATGTCAGAGACGTTTGAGCCAAGGGATCAGATTTTTGTTGATACCACCATTGACCATTTCGATGGTGACGGAATATACGTTTTTGTCCTTGATAACCAGCTCTATATCAAGCGCCTCCAAATGCAATATAAGAAACTAGCCATCATTTCAGATAATCCAAGGTATGAAACTTGGTATCTAGAAGAAAGCAGCATGGACGGCATGTTTATTCAGGCCAAAGTTTTAGTTAGCCAATCTATAAAATATAAATTTCACGGGTGATAATATGAATAAAAATGATTGTACTCATGACAGCCTAGAGAAAGACCGCTACCTCGGAAGCGATACAGGAGATTATAAGTGCAAACACTGCGGTGAGGTTGGATACGGAAAAAACTGGCCTGAAAGAGAACGAGCGGAAAAAGAAGAAAGAGATAAAAAGGCACAATAAATTATCCCACTAAAAAGAAGCGGAGCCACTGGCTCCGTTTTTTATTTCTGCAAACAAAAAAATTTACTTTTATAAAAACCAACAAAAACAACCAAATATAACCAAATTCGTATTAACACGCCACTAAATACAACTTTAGTTGTTGACAGTAAAACAACTATGGTTTTAAATATAACTCATCAAAGGCAAGCAACATGAAATACAGCCTAATGTTCTTTAACAATTTGGATATCACACCTGATGCTGAGCGGAGAGATCTGCGTAACTCAGTTCCCTGACAATCCCCAGCCTTCAAGGGGGCATGGCATTCTCGGGCAAGCGGCGGACAGTGTCGGGTGTGAGCTAATTTTGGGATTGGTGAATGCGCAGGCTGATGCGCTGAGACGTCAAGTGCGAATTGGTTAGCGCTGAACCAGCGGTAATCGGTCAGGCGGACGCAGCGTTATGTCTATGCGATTGAAACGCACAATGTAGGAGCTCAGCACCTACCACCAATCACCAAAGTTAACTCGGAGGAAATATGAACTCTAAGAAACGACAGGAAAGACGACGCAAGGCATGGATCGCCGAGCGTAGAAATAAGCCTCATACGGCATATAACGGCACGGACTGCCCGATAGCAAACTTGGTACTGGAACTCAAATCAGCACCAGACACACGCAAGCAACCACGGCTACGCAAGCCGATTATGAGTGATGGAAGTGTTACGGCAAGGGGGTGACAACATGCTAGACCACGGAATATTAAACGTCCCGCTATCTAAGCGTGGGAATATCGATGCTCAGATAGACAAGTACAAAGCAGAGCAAGCGGCGATTAAAAAGGCTGAAACTGAAGCCGCTAAAGCTATGTTCAACGCTAACAAAGCAATAGCAAAAGAACTCTGGAGCAAAGTAGACAAAGACTTAATCAAACAGGACGCTAAAAAGCTAGGTGTTAAGTTTTCAGAGCTTCGGGATATCTTACATGACTTTGTTAAGTGGCAGCCTCACAAAGCGATTAAGGTGCTACCAAACTACATCAATAGTTAACTAATTACAGTCCATCAAGGTGGGCTGTGGTGAGTTGATTAATAGATAGGAGCTGCAATGAAATGTAGCAATAAATATTGCCAAGACGGCATTGAGTTTATTACCTGCTGCTCTGGTCGTGAATGTGGCTGTATGGGTCAACCAGTGGCAGCTACAAATTGCAAGGAATGCAATAAAGAGAATAGAGAGCCAACAGACGAGCGAGTTATTCAAGAGATGCAATACCTTGAATGGATTGATTAATAGATAGGAGATAGAGATATGACACGTTTAACAAATAGCTTGAAAGAAGTTATCACGCAAAACGCATTAGAGAAATCAGGCGTTATCCAGCAACAAAAAGAGTTAGACCTAGAATATAACAAATTAGCTTTAGAAGTGCGTATTGAAGCTCTTGGTGGCAAGGAAAAAGCCGACAAAGCAGAATCTCTCCACCAAGAGCTAGTGAAAAAGTCAGATGAACTCAATCAGCTTACTGATGGTTGTGTTTATATCTACAATGATACTGATTACAAAATATTTCCATCATTTGGCGGCATGAGAAAAAGACTTAACTACGGAATCAATACCAGCACTCAACTCCTAACTCCAGATGAATCAAAATGCAGATTTGCCGCTGACCATCCGCTAAGTATTAAATTCTTAGAACTGGAAGAAAAGAAATCCAAGTTAGATAAAAAATACTGCGAAGTTAAAGTGAATGTTAGCACCGCATTAAAATCATGCACCACCGTAAAACGCCTATTAACCATCTGGCCTGAAGCTAAAGAGTTATTACCGAAAGATGTTGAAAAAGCATCGGTTCAATTACCCGCACTTAAAGTTGAAAAGCTAAATGAAATTATCGGATTACCAACTGAAAAAGCGGCTTAACTAGCATCGTGTTTAGTTAATAGATGGGAGATAGAGATGGAAACAATACCAACAGGCGCTATAGGTCACACCTACAGCGATGGCGACGAGTTAATTAACCAGCCTAACAAAGAGATGCTACCTGCAATTTTATCATCAGCAAAAGCGCATCAGAAACACGCTGACCACTTTTTACGGGTTGGCGCTATGCATGGTAATCCAGCTTTAATCATCAAGGGTCACTTACACGACATTGTATCTAGAACTTTATGTAACGTGCTTGGCTTGTATGACTGTAAATCGATTGAGTTAGGTGAGTTAGTCGAAGGTACGCAAGACTGGCTTTCTGAAAGTAGTGGAATGCATCAATTTGATGAAACAATAAAAACAATCATCAAATTCGCATCGTTAGATGATGATGACGTTTAGTTAATAACGGAGGGAGTATGACAGAACAATACGAATATGCATCGATTCGCGTAGAAATGGCGAGTGATGCGACTATTAGGGATTATTTTGCCGCTAAGGTTATGCAGGGTGATTTTGCTGCTCAAAGTAATGATGTTGGTATTTATGGTCACCATCTTACTGACGAGCAACTGGCGGATATGTCGAAATTCTACTACCGCATGGCAGATGCAATGTTAAAGGCTAGGGGGTGATATGGAGTTTAAGCATAGCCCAGCACCTTGGCATTTAAGAGATGGAGTAAATGAAGGCTATCTTTTACTTGATGATAATTATAACGTCATCGCATCATTATCTACTGAAATTAAAAGAGAAGATGAAAATCTAATCGAAGCAGCACCAGAGTTATTAAGTGAGCTCATTCGACTACGAAACATAATTGCAAGCTACAAGCAGGACAGTGGCGACAATTTAGACATCACTGACGCTGTAATCGCAAAAGCCCTCGGTCAGCAGTAACCCACCACTTAATCATTCATATCGCTATTAATAGTGAGGAATACGCACATAAGGAACATAGGAAATGGCAAATGAATTAGTCGTAATTGAGAAGTCGACAGCGCTTGAAGTATTTAAGTCATCGGATAGCGTCGAAGATATTATTAGTAAAATTGAGAGCGATGTTAACTCATTTGTTAATGATGTTAATACTGATAAGGGTCGAAAAGAAATCAAGTCTCTTGCGTACAGGGTTGCACAGTCGAAAACTTATCTCGATGGACTTGGCAAAGACTTAGTCGCAGAGCTGAAGGAAATCCCTAAGCTTATAGATGCCAACCGAAAGACAGTGCGCGACCGACTTGACGCTCTACGCGATAAAGTTCGCCAGCCACTTACCGAATGGGAGGCTGAGCAAGATAGAATAAAAGCAGAAAAGCAAATGTTAGCGTGGCACGAAGAAGCGCTAGAAATGAATGCAGCATTCGATAAGGCACTGGCTGAGCGCATCGAGTCAGACCATGAAATCGCCCTGCTCATGAATGAGAAATTCGACCGTGATTTAGCAGAAGCTAAAGCCGAAGCAGAGCGTCAGCGCATTGCTCACGAAGAAGAGCTGAAGCGCCAAGCTGCGGAACAGGCACGACTCGAAGCTGAACGAAAAGCGCAGCAAGAAATTGAAGCAGCAGCACAGCGCGAACGCAAAGCAAAGGAAGCCACAGAACGCGCAGAGCGTGAAAAGCAGGAAGCTATTCAACGTGCAGAGCAGGCAGCGAAAGAAGCTCAGGAAAAGGCAGAGCGTGATGCTAAAGAGGCTCAGGAACGAGCCGAGCGCGATAAACAAGCCGCTATCGAAGCTGAACGCAAGAAAGCTCATGAAGCTGAACAAGCGCGACTGGCAGAAGAAGAACGTAAGCGTCAGGAAGATGCTAAGCGTCAAGAAGATAAAGAACATCGCCGAGTATTTATTCAAGAGGCATTGAAAGCCTTAGTCAGTAACGGATTCGATGAAAAATTAGCGACTGAATTTATTAAGCTAGTTGCAAGTAACCAAATCCCCCACATGACAATGAATTACTAATACCCACCGCACCAACACCAGAACTTAAATAACAATCGCTATCAATCGATAAGTGAGGGATTTCTTATGCCAAAAATTAACGAATTAAAACGTCAGGAACTCAGCTATCGACTGAATAGCGATAGCTTCAAGGATGAAGTTAAAAACAAAATTAAGTGGGATTGGATAGCTTTCATTATCTCCTTAATTGCTTTCATGGCGCTGATACCGAGGTGGATATGACACTGCACATAAATACAAAAGGTTATTACCCATCAATAACGTTTGATAAAGATTTCAGGTTATCAATTGAAAACCATGAAGTGCAAAAAATAGAGGGAGACACGGATGCTCTCTTTACTGCAATGGATGCACCGATTGAGGAGATAGTTGATTTCCTCTTAAAGCATGAATGGACTGATGCGCTTATGGAAGAGTACATCACCAGAGGGAAAGGAAGCCTAATATTTTCGGCAGTGGCCAAGTTAAGTAAGGGCGCAGCATGAGAATTTCAGAGTATGAACTCAAGCAAAGGCAGGATGCCGAGAAGAGACGCAGGGAGCGCGAGGAGGAAGCCGAATACTATCGCATGGAAAGCCTTGGTATTCATCCTCAGTCAACGCCTAACAAGTGGATGAGAGGTGAATATGGGTAAATATTTAATACCTGCATTCCCCAGTCATAAAAGCAAGGATGCTGCCCTGAAATATGCTTTATCAATGATTGATGAAGATATCGAAAGGCGAAGAGTACGTGACTTAACGGGCAATGAAATTCAACCAGTTGAAAGGATTTCAACACTAGAATTAGCTCATGCCGCACTAGTTAAAAATCAAAACTTAGAAATGTCTCAATTCTACCCTCCTCTACCTGAACACATTCAAGCGCAACGAAGACAGGCTGACTTGGAGCGATACGCAAGGCATTTATCCAAAGATAACTTTGACCCATATCGTGGCGCCACAGAGATTCCATTAGGCGGCAGAATTGTAGGTGACTAATTTTCGGAGGTAATTATGAAATTTGCAAAAGCATTGCGAAAAAAAGCAAAGCTACGACTTGCATTAACGGGCCCTAGCGGCTCAGGAAAAACATACGGAGCATTAGAGATAGCCAAAGGACTTGGCGGCAAAACGGCATTGATAGATACCGAGAAAGGAAGCGCCTCACTCTACTCTGACCGATTTAATTTTGATGTATTAGAGCTGGACCCGCCATTCACACCAGAGCGATTTATTGAAGCCATCGGAGCTGCGCAGGAAGCTGGCTACGACAATTTAATAATCGACAGTATCACCCATGAATGGAGTGGGTCAGGTGGATGCCTCGAATTACTGGACGGACTAGCAAAGGCGAAATATCGCGGTAATACGTGGTCAGCATGGAGCGAAATAACACCACGTCACAACGCATTTCTCGACGCAATTCTACGGTCTGACCTGCACATTATCGCAACAATGAGAAGTAAAACGGAAACTGCTCAAGTTGATAAAGGTAACGGTAAGAAAGGCGTAGATAAACTAGGCATGAAATCAGAGCAGCGTGATGGTGTTGAATATGAATTTACTACAGTTCTCGATCTAAATCACGAAACTCACACGGCAATGGCAAGCAAGGATAGAACAGGATTGTTCAGCAATGCCGAAGTCACCCAGCTAAATGAATTAACGGGCAAAAAGCTAATGGATTGGCTTAATGATGGGCGCACGAAAGCCGAGGTGGATTTATCACACTTCACTGATATTGCAATGGAAACACAAGATATGGATGTACTTAAAAATGCGTTTGGTGAGGCATATAAAGCGCTCAGGGATACACCAGAACAAGCGGAAGCTCAGAAGCTATATGAGCTAAGAAAAGAAGAATTAACCAAACAAGAGGCGGCATAAATGGCTGAGAGAGGCGTCAATAAATCCATCATTCTAGGAAATTTAGGCGATGATCCGAATGTGAGGTATTCACCAAACGGAACCGCATTTGCTAATTTTTCGGTTGCTACAAGCGAAACGTGGAAAGATAAAAACACAGGCGAGAAACGAGAGCGCACTGATTGGCACAACATTGTCATACAAGGAAAACTGGCAGAGGTAGCAGGCCAATACCTGAAAAAAGGCAGTCAGGTATACATTGAAGGAAAAATGCGCACTCGTAAGTATCAAGGTATTGACGGTCAGGATAAGTACATTACAGAGGTCATCGTTGGTATTGATGGAAAAATGCAAATGCTAGGCGGTAACGGTGGTAATCAGGCAGGAAGCCAGCAGCCAGCGCGACAGTCTCAGCAGCAACAAGCACCGCAGAATGAGCCACCGATGGATTGGGATGATTCAATACCTTTCGCCCCTATCGGCCTCCCCTACCCACGCCATGCTATTTATGTGATTTAACCAAAGGATATAACTATGAAAACTATACATGGACGCTGCATACAGCAATGGAAGCGGCGATTCAAGGATGTTTGTGATTCTAAGGTTTCACCTTATTTCAGAAAGCGCGACTTAAATGGATTCTGTCGTGAATCTGGAGTGATTACTGCCGATATGATGATTTTAAATATGGCAGAAGGAAATGCCAAATTTGATTTTAGTGGCAAGCGACACGGATGGTCGCCTGAATTTTCCAAGTTCTTTGACGAGAACCGAGAAAAATACATGACCGAGGCGCGTTTATTTCTCAATGAAGAAGCCACTAACGAAGAAATAGACGACTTAATCGAAGAAGAAATTTCAAACTGGAATTAATTACATGGAATATTTGCAAGGATGCAAACAGGAGATAGATATGACTATTGAACAGTTACAAGAAGAAAATGAAAAGTTAAAAGAAGTGCTTTTTGCTGGCGCTTTCTTAATGGCTAAAGCGGTTCATAAATATTATTTCGGCGTTGGAATGGAAGAACAAGCCACTGACTTTATGAAAGATGCAGAGGAGCTGGTCGGCAGGAAGCTACCAACGTTCGCATGATAATTTAACTCGCAGGGATGCAATAAGGGGAATGAATATGACAGCAAAAACAGTTGAATATTTACGTTCTGATGATGGTGTAACACTCATGATGAGAGGATGTCATACAGTAGACCAAGTAATAAATGCCGCCATCAATCAAAGTGAAATTGATGAAGACGATAGACAACGATGGGAAAATAACGACCATTTTGAAGTTGCTTATTTCAAAGCTGTTCCACGAAATGGATATGGAGCATATTACTATCGCTCAAGTGAGAGCGTGAGAGGCGCATTTATAGCGACTGTGTTAATGCTTTTGTAAAAAAGGAAGCATTTTGACAGTGGATTAGTCACATGGATGTGAGTATGATTCCTACTTTAAATAAGGAGGGGTTATGAACGAAAGAGATTGGGTTGACTGGATTGTTATTGCAGCAAGCATCCTGTCTTCCTGTAGTATCATAATGACTATTATAGTTTACGTTTGGCAAAAAAAAGACAATAGAAAGCTTGAATCCCAGAAAGAGGTAACTGAATTAAACTCACTAAAAATGAAACTAAAAATATCAGTTGATGACTTTGAGCTATACCTTATTAAGGCTAAAGGCTTCCTGTATATTAATGATGCAAATAAAAGTATAGAGCAACTCGGAAATATAAATTTTGACTTAATGAAAGCATGCTTACATGATTCATCAAAAATTGACGCGATGTTATTTAACTTGATACTAAATTTAACAAAAACAGCTATTGAAGAGGTTAAACTGATTGAAAAAACAATTACTAAAAAGTTGGATAATGACTCCTTTTCATATAGAAATACTATAAAATATTGCGATGCATCCATCAGTAAAATAAACTCCATGTATGAGTTGATAGAAGAATACCAATAACCACCCTGCACTAGCAGGGTTTTTTATATCTAAATTTCAGAGTAACAATTCATGCCAATAATCGGGTATGTATTACTCATGCTAATACATGGTTCTGCTGTGCCTGTTACAGAGCAAATATACACACAGCAAGAATGCGAGAGCCGCGCGTGGCAGATAATGCAGGTGCGGGATGTTGAGATTAGGTGCGGAGAAGTATTCAGATGAGACAAATTAAAATAAGTTCTGGTGCGTGGCAAAAGGATTTAGAAATGGTTATCACTGTTATCGATGAAGATAAATTTAAAACTCAGTGCGAACAAATTAATAAATTCTATTGTGACGCAGAGTATAGAGCTAAAAAATACGGAAGCCATGAAAAGGCTGGATTTGCAATGTTCTGCGCGGAATGTTTCCAACAGGTGGCATTTAATAACTTCAAGGATGAGGAATGGGTTACCGAACAATTCGATTGGTCTAAAGATAAGGGAATTGATGGATATCCTTCGCTAGATGATATGGGAATTCGAATCGATGAAATTGAGTCATGGTTTATTGATTATGACGAAATAGAAATGACAGGATGGTAATCAATGAAATTTAAAGTCGGCGATAAGGTTAGAGATATAGACTCTGGCTATACAGGGAAAATAAAGAATATTGATACAAGCAAGCAAAATCCTTATCAAGTTGAAATAATAGAATCGGATTGGATATTTACATTTTGGTTTGCAGAGGAAGATTTGGAGCTAATCAATGAATAAACCAGTAAGTGAATTAAATCCCAATGATGTAATTAAGGTTGGTGATAATTGGTTTCGTTGTCGCTATTTTTATTACCACAATAATAATGTTTCTATAGACCTACAGCGTGAACTTGACCAACTTAGCCCTTATTACGACAGCACATGTATCAAGATATCAATTAATAAAGATGTCGGCATTAAATTTGAAGTGAAGGATGCGGAGAATGAAACTAATAATAAAAGGTGACGTATCTGATATAGAAAGAATCGCAATTAATGCGGCATTGGAAGCCCGCAAAAAGAATCACAACAGAACAGGAATAATTGTTAATCACAAAATAAAGATAGGAAAGAATATCTACCCTGTCGAAATTCAAAACTGTCAAAAGTCTTATATGGTAACAATGAGAAATAAAAGGCAGAGGATATGAATGAGCAGATATTAGAGAATGGACGGAGAAAGATAGCAAGGGATTGCAGAGATAAATTAAAGCAACTCAAAAAACTCAGCGATAAACAAAGTGCAGCAATACTCAAAGATTACCTTCCTAAGTTTCAATTAACACTCACAAAAGAACACAAAAAGTTTCCACCAATCATGTGGCTAACTTGGTACGTCAATAGCATAGATAAGGAGATTAATGGTGGATCTTAATGATGAATTATTACTGACAGAACATGCAGCTGAGCTCCTTAAATGCTCCGTCAGAAAGATTAGAAAACTAATAAAGAATGGTGACATACCAGCTCGTAGGCGTGGAGTAAATCAAGAAGGACCATATGAAATATTAAAGTCCTCCTGTGTTGCATATATGCACCAATTACATAAAAATGTCAGCGTGAAAGCTGATTGTCAGGGTAAATCTAAGGAGAGGTTTAAATCATGTCAATCAAATTACGGTACGGAGTATGGCACTGTGATTTCGTTACAGCGGGCGGGAAAAGAGTTAGAAAAAGCCTTGGCACACCAGACAAGAAGCTAGCTCTAGAGCTTCATGACAAGCTTAAGGCAGATGCTTGGAAAGTTGATAGACTAGGGGAAGACCCTGAGTATACATTTGATGAGGCTTGTTTGCGCTGGCTTAAAGATAAACAGCATAAGCGAACACTCAGGAATGATAAATGTAAAATGCGGTTCTGGCTTATTCACTTCAAAGGCAGAAAACTAAGCTCTATCACTAATAATGAATGCCAAGACTTGATAGCTAAGATGAAAAACAGAGGATCACAAAAAGGATTTCCCTCGCAATCATCAAAGTATTCACACTTGGCATTTATTCGCTCACTGCTAAGGATGGCTGCTAATGAGTGGGGTTGGTTGAAAAGCGCTCCATATATTAAGGCCATACCACCACGACAGGTTAGGGTTAAGTGGCTGACTAGAGAGCAAGCTACGGCGTTAATTGATAATGCCGTCGATTACCTAAAGCCAGTTATTACCTTTGCATTAGCTACTGGTCTGCGAAGGGGGAATATACTTGGCCTTGAATGGAGTCAGGTTGATTTAGTGAGAAAAGTAGCTTGGATTAACCCTGAGCAATCCAAAAACTATCGAGCTATAGGTGTTTCGCTCAATGACACTGCATGTCAGATTATTCGGGATCAGATAGGCAGACATACTAAATATGTTTTTGTCAGAGAGCGCAAGCAAAATGGCGTTACTGATTTAGTGCCAATGACTGTGAACGCAAACAAGGCCTTTAATTCTGCCATGAAATTAGCAGGCCTTGAAGGGTTTCATTTTCATGATTTACGACACACTTGGGCGAGCTGGCTAATTCAAGCCGGTGTACCGTTATCAGCATTGCAAGAAATGGGCGGTTGGGAAAGTATAGAAATGGTAAAACGCTACGCTCACTTATCACCCATTCACTTGCAAGAACACGCCAAAAACATCGATGATATTTTAAATCTGAATGGCACGAATATGGCACGCAAGATAATTTGA